CGCGACGGGCTGCCGCCGATCCTCATCCATCGCCTCCCCTGGACGCTTTGGGACTACCCCGGCAAGGTGACGGCCAACCAGCCGTTCTGAGCATCCGGCAGGCGCTCATCGAGAAGGCCGCCAAAGCCCGCGAGAGAGTCACCCCACCCAACCACTGCCCGACCTGCCACAAATATTACTGCCGCCTGCTCTATATCGGCTGCTGCATCTGCGCCGGCCACATTACGCAAGACGCTCCTAGACCATTCTCCAACCAATAAACAAAATGAAAATACGACTAGAAACAACGGATTCAGAACCTAAATACAGCCACGCCGTCGAGATCACGGTGGACAATGACCACCTAAACATCCATCAGTTATGGGAGGACGTTATTGTCCCTGCCCTGCTCGGATTCGGATTCCAACAAGAAACAATCGACCAGATCAACCAACCATGAACACCGACAACAAAGAAATACCGCCACAACAGTGCCATTTAATATGCGAAGGTTATTGTTACAATGACGACAAACCAGTTGAAGTGGATCACATTCTTGAATGGAGAGGCGAATTGACTAAGCGATACAACCCGGATAAAGATGACATTTTGAAACTTTACTCAAAAGACGAAAAATTTACAAGCGCTGGTCATTCTGATATTGTAATGCTAGGTAGAACACCCGGCGTTCATACAGTATCAGAAATGATTCACAATTTAAACCACAACATCAAACAGAACTTCACAATATCAAAGGTAGATTAACTTCAAAAAATATGAACACCACCGAACTAATGCCGCTCATCCTTGCTGGGGATGGCTACCAACTGACCATTGCCGACGAGGCGATTCAACGCAAAGCCGAGATCCTCTCGGCGTCATCCACGATCCAGATCGTCGGCGACAATCACGAATCTGCCGTTGCACAGTTTCACACCCGCCAGCTCGCTGCCATGCGCATCGAGGTCGAGAAATCCCGCAAGCTCGTCAAAGAGCCGGTCAACCGCATCGGGAAAATGATCGACCAGGCCGCCTCTGAGTTCCTCGTCGAGATCGCCGCCGAGGAAGGCCGCATCAAGCAGCTTGTCGGCAAGCACGCCGAGGAGGTGCTGCGGATCAAGGCCGAGAAGGAGGCTGCCGAGCGTGCCGCGTTTGAGGCCGCCCGTGCCGCCCGTGAAGCTGCGGAGGAGGGTGGCATCGCTGCTGTCCTCGCCGCCAAGAAAGCCGCTGCCGAGAAACTGGATGCCTCCGCCGAGGTCGCCACCACTAAGGTCGCCGATGGCGTGCGTTTCGCGTGGGATTTTGAGGTCGATGACATCGAGGCCGTTTATCGTGCCGTGCCGCAACTGGTCAGCCTTGAGGTCAAGCGTTCCGCCGTGCTTGCATGGCTGCGCAGCCTTGAGGACGACGGGCGCGACGTCGCCGACGCCGCCAACCTCGCCCACATCCGCGCATTCAAAAAACCAATCGTTTCGAGCCGATGAACACAGAACCAACATGGAGCGACAGCCCGATCCACGAACAAATCAGAACTATGAGCACTGACACACCTGAGACTTTTAAGTCAGTCATGTGGTCAGAACTCGGATGGACTGTTGACATTGACTTTGCCCGTAAACTCGAACGCGAGCGGGACGAGGCGCGGGAGTATGCAGACAAATTAGCCGAAGGGCTACCAGAAGGGATGCTTCCGAAAGATGTCGAGGTGCTGCGGGAAGCGAATCTTAATCTAGCTACCAACATCGCCGCCGTCACCGAGCAGCTTGACAGCTACAAAGAGCGCTACTTAAAACTAGCTGGCAAATATGCGATTGAGATGCATGAGATCACCGAGCAGCGGGACAGGCTGGCGGAGGCACTGCGAGAGTGCCGTAAAGACTCTGTTTGCGAGCAGGCGAGAATGGAGAATCGCCGTGACTGGGCTGCGGCAAAAAAATCGCAATCCAATATCGACCGAGCAGACGAAGCACTCCGCTACCTAACCACGAAACCATGAGAGAATCCACCATCGAGCAGGCAGTCTGCGCATACGCAAAAGCCAAAGGCTGCCTGACTCTAAAACTATCTGGTCAAAACCAGAAGGGGCAACCCGACCGCATGTTCCTGTACCAAGGCCACGTCCTGTTCGTCGAGTTCAAGGCGCCGGGCAAGCGGCCTACCGCGCTGCAAGCCCGCTGGCTCGACCGCCTAACCGACCACGCGTTCCACGCTACCACCTGCGACGACATCGAGGCAGGCAAGCGGCTGATTGACCTTATTACACAACATGAAAACTCAACTAAATGAGCTGGCACTTTTCGCGGGTGCTGGGGGAGGCATACTTGGGGGCAAACTCCTTGGATGGCGAACAGTCTGCGCCGTTGAATGGGACGGATACGCACGGGACGTTCTGGTCGCCCGACAAAATGACGGATGCCTTGAAGCCTTCCCGATCTGGGATGACGTTCAGACCTTTGACGGAAAACCTTGGCGCGGGATTGTTGACGTGGTATCTGGAGGATTCCCGTGCCAGGATATTTCATGCGCCGGAAAAGGAGCAGGAATTGATGGTGAGCGAAGCGGTATGTGGAAACACATGGCGCGAATCATCGGTGAAGTATTGCCGCAATACGTCTTCGTGGAAAACTCACCAATGCTTGTGGGAAGAGGCCTTGCCGTCGTGCTCGCTGACCTTACCGAGATGGGGTATGACGCGGAGTGGGGTATTGTGGGAGCGCATCACGCCGCCGCCCCTCACAAGCGGGACAGAATCTGGATCATGGCTCACTCCAAGAGCATCGGACACCGGGAAAGGGGAGAATCCAGAGACGTTTGTGAAACGCATGGGGGACAGATCAATGGAATGCGACCAGTCGCTCCCAGCACAAGTGAGGAGACGAGAGAGTTGGGCAACGCCGACAACCATGGACAGCCTCCCTCCGAAAAGCGCGGAAGCACTCCACAAGGAAGCCACGCAAGCCCGCCCCGGAAGATCGAAGCCGGCCAATCTGCGCGATCAGGTGAGCAACGCCCATATGTGGCCAACTCCGAACCAACGCGATTGGAAAGACAGCGGAGCGACCCAGGGCAATCGGAAATCCCCCAATCTTGGGACGATGGTGCATCAGTGGGCAACTCCATGCGCGGGGGATTACCGCAGCCCGAATCTGAACCCATGCAAGAACGGCCAGAAGATAGAGCCATCGAGTGGTCACGCCCTGCCTGCGCAAGTTGGTGGGCAACTGAACCCGACGTGGGTCGAGTGGCTCATGGGGTGGCCGCTAGGGTGGACAGACTGCGCTGCATCGGTAACGGACAAGTTCCGGCTGTGGCTCAACTCACATGGAATACACTAAAGCCATGACCGAAACCTTCTGCCCGTTCGACTATCAAGTGCCGATGGTCGAGCATCTACTCGCCAACGACCGCGCTGCCTTGTTCGTGTCGCCCGGCAAAGGCAAGACGATCGTGACGTTGACCGCTCTGGACACGCTCGCCACCTGCGGGCAGCTCAAGGGGGCGCTCATCGTCGCCCCGCTGCGCGTGTGCTCGATCACATGGCCGGCGCAAGTCGCTCGGTGGGCGCATACCTCATGGATGCGGGTCGTCAACCTACGAACCGCCGAGGGGCTGCAAGCGTGGCTCGACGGCACCGCCGACATCTACCTCATCAACTCCGAGCTACTGCCTAACCGCCTACCGCTGATGTTTCCGAAGCGCAAGACGTTCATCTGCCCAGTCGATACATTGGTCATCGACGAGCTGTCCCTAGCCAAAAACCCGCAGAGCAAACGCTTTAAAGCCCTCCACAAGCACCTCGGCGCCATCACGCGCCGCTGGGGACTGACCGGCACGCCGATCCCGAACAACTACCTCGACCTCTGGATGCAGGTGCGCATGCTCGACGATGGCAACCGTCTGGGCAAAACGTTCGCCAGCTACAAGGCTGAGCACTTCTACGCAGCCGACTACATGGGCTACACCTTCAAGCTCGTGACCGGCCACAAAGAACAGATCGACCGCCGCCTCTCCGACCTCGCGCTGGTCATGGTCGGCGATCCGTCCGACCTCCCATCATCCTCGATTATCGACATCCCGGCGACCATGCCGCCCGCCGCTCGCAAACAATACAAGACGATGGAGAAGGAGATGCTCGCCGAGATTGCCGATGGCGAGATCACGGCACCATCCGCCGGCGTGCTGGTCAACAAGCTGCTCCAACTCACATCCGGGGCAGTCTATGATGAGGATCGCAACGTCCTACCCGTCCACACGGCCAAGCTCGACGCGCTGCGCACCTTGCTCGACAAGCACCGAGGCGAGCCGGTCTTGATCCTAACCGCATTCAAACACGAATCCGCACGCATCATCGCCGCGATACCTGAGGCACGCATGTTCGACGAGATGCTCCTAGGCGAGTGGCAGGATGGTCGCATCCCAATCTGGGTCGCGGATCCGCGCAGCCTCTCCCACGGCATCGACGGCCTCCAGAAGTCCTGCCGCATCGCTATCTGGTGCAGCCTGACGTATAGCCACGAAACGTATGTGCAGACCAACGCGAGATTGATCCGCACCGGCCAGACCGCCGAGACAATCATCTACCGCATCATCGCCCCTGGAACTATCGACGATGCAGTTGCCGAGGCTCTCCGCGATAAATCCGACACCCAGACCGGTATGCTACATGCCGTCCGCGCTCTTCAGCGCATGACCCTCTCCAAAATAACACCACTA